TGGTGGTGGGCGGTGTCTGCTCTTTTGCTCATTTGCAATTCCTGTGCGGCTTTAATGACGTAGGCCTGTATTTCTGCCCAGCCTTTAGCGAAAGAAAGCACCCCGCGTTTAGACAGCTCCCCTCGAAAGGTATCGCCGCCAGTAAGGTTTGACATAGATACCGTGAAATTTTTTACTCCGTCTTTTGGTAGATGCAATCGTAGCCATGCGCTTTCTCCTTCGTTTGGGTCGTAGATCCTTTGAACTACAAACAGGTCATGCGGATAAACTAAAACTTGATCTTCATCTTTCGCCCTTCGGTATATTCCGCCACGCTTGCCACGAAAATACGGTTCCGGTAGCTTGGGGATCTCATACGTTATTTCTTGCTCAGATCCAGGCTGTTTTACGATGATCTCGGTATCGTTGGACTTCTGTACCTCACCACCTAGCACGATGGGAGATTTTATTTTGCCTTTGTGGAAGCAGTCATCACATCCACCAGGGTTAAACTTTTCAAAGGTAGTGCAGTAATACGGGCCTTTCTTGTCACCCCTAGTTTCAGAAGCTCTTTTTTCTGTCTCGTGTGGGTCGTATTCTGGATGCTTCTCAGAGATTTTATGGATTGCTTTTTCTGCGTCATCGCAATGTTCAGCAATTGATAGACCAGCTCTCCATAAGTCGTAGCCTATCGTTCCTTGGTTCTGATAGATATTTAGTAATTGGTTACAGCCGTTACCCTGGGCTGTCTTAATCATTATGTTTTTAAAGTACGTGGCACGGTTACCCATTAACGCCTTAGTCAATTCGCTGGGTTCTTTTCGTGCTAGTCCTAGATCAACTCTAGGTGGGGGAGGTGGGGGTAGTAGCTTCGCTAACTCTTCGTACTCAAAAAAAGTGTCTGGCGGGATAAGAAGTTTTACCTGCCGGGGTTCCTCTTCTTTGAGGTTGAAGGTATCGGGAACTCGTAGGATGCGAGCCGCATCAATTGTGCATTGCGCGTCAATCCAAAGCTGTTTTTCTTTGCACAATAACCTAAGGCTCTCGGCAAGGGGTTCCCATTCTTCCTTCGTTATAGCTTTGGACAGGGGCCAATATGCGTGGAAGCCGCCGCCTGAATCTACAAGGGCAGGATAAGGGAGCTTTGTTTCTTCAAGGAATTTATCGAACGCATCTATCGCTGCTTCCTTGTCCACATAGCCTTTGTTAGTCTCAGCTTTTTCTGGGCTGCAGTCAAGATCAATCCAAATGGACTTCACCCAAAGTACGTTTTCTTTCGCCCGTGGTTTTGCAACTTTAGGATCTTTAAACGTGCTAAGGGCGAAGTAAACATCTCTGCGCTCAGAGATAAATTTATAGATCGCTTGTTCTGTCTCTTCAATGCTGCTGAAAAAAGTCTGGACTACTGGATGCTTGGCTTGTTTGTTTATGCCTGTGATGCAGTAGTACCCTTCCCCAGCAAGAATGGCTCTCAAAAATTCTTGCATTTTTAGACTTCCAGATCGTTTATGAACTCCTGTATTTCAGGAATACGTTTTTTGTATGGCTTTTTCTGACCCGTGAACCATGCGTAGACTGTGGTGTGGCTAACACCAAGCATGGATACCACTACTTGTACTGACACATTTTTGGCAATGCAAAGCCGTCCCAATTTAACGCCCCAACTTTCGATGGGAGCTTCCCTATTTTTATGGACTATTTGTTGTGAATACCCCTTCAACTTGCTCTCCCAAAAAAGAAAAGAGTCGGGTTCCGTCAACCTAGCCCGACGCTAGTTTGAGCCGCGCCTAACGGATGGCGCACCTGGGGGGACAGGATTCTAAAAGCTTTTAGGCGTCGTCATCCCATTCGCTCAGAAGATCTGCTACGGGTTTAGCCGCAGCTTCTTCCTGCTTTTTGGGTGTACGCTTTGAGGGAGGTGGGGCCTCGGGTTGTTCAGTGGGTTTGGGCAGTGCTGCTTTAGCTTTTGCCTGTACCCCATCGGACTGCGCTACGGTCATCGTGATAGCGTTCTTGGCTTCTTGAGTCTGTGCCTTAAGTGAACAGATGTTGTGCTCGTGCTCTTCCAAAGGACGCACCGGAGAGAAAGTAAGTTTGGGCGTTGCGCTGTCGGTATCAAAACGCATTTCAGTAACCACATCTTCAATATTTACGCCGTGAGCAGCCAGATATTTTACGTAGGCTTCAAGCGGCATCTTGTTATTGTCGGCTTTACCAAATATAGACTTAGACGGTAGCACCAACTGAAACACGTCACCGTTAAAATCATTAGCCAACACAACGGCAAGGCGGCGAGAAAAACGACAAGCGCGAGAGTCACCTTGACCAGAGCCAGCGATGTTCTGCGTACAGTTAGCACAAGTCTGTGACTGCGGGGCTTTGATGTTTGCATCAGGGCGAATCCCGTCAGCCGACCAACAAGCCGGAGGAACTTGCTCACCCTCTTCGTACTGCCCTTCGTAAAATGTACGACCGACATGTTCAGCCGCCGCTACGATAACAACTTGCATTGTGCGCTCGTCAGACTTAGCAGTCTCTTGACCACCGACCATCATGCGAAACACACCGCCACGGATGGAGATACGCTTGTTCTGACTGCTCCCCATGAGGGCACGGGTTGTAGCCGATAGGCCACGGTTTTTCAGGTACTCGGGCAGGTTGCCTTTAAAAAGTGATAATTCTCCGCTCATTTAGATCTCCTTACGGTTACGGAATAACGGCTCTCAGAATTGAGGCCTTGGGGCAGGAAGCTTGGGTTTTCTTCTAGCCAAGTCTTCATGTTGGTTTGATGGACACGCCGCTCAAGCAGGTCAAAAGCATCGTGCTTGCGGATAAACTCATGCATGGATTCCCAATCGGATGTCCAGTACCGGGTCTTGACTGACCGGATAACGGTACCGTGGGGGGTTTTGATGCTGTCTGCACCGGTAGTCTTACAGATCTCCATAAGCTCGTTTTCCACAAGCTCCATCTGTGACTTGATGTTTGCCACTCGCTCTTCGTGCTCACGCTCTAGCTGTTGCAGGGCGTCACGCATCTTGATGTAGACCTTGGCTAATTTGTCGGCTCCGATTTCACTCATTCTCAACTCCAGTTTGTTGGATACTGTTTACTTTGTCAACTTCTTGGTAAAAAAGTTCCACAACTTTTGAATGAATATCCTCTTTTTTACGGAGGGCCGCATAAACCTTAGCTTCTACGGTACTGCCTTGAAGGTGAATGATCGTCACATTGTGACGTTGTCCTTTGCGGTGTACCCTGGCATTAGCCTGTAGATAGGACTCAAGGCTCGTCGTTGGGCCAAACCATACAACGGTATCGGCAGCGGTCAGGGTGACTCCGTGGGCGGCTGCTTGGGGCTGTATAACAAGCACTCTTGGATCTTTTTCCTGCTGGAAATCCCTAAAAATCTTACTGCGGCGGGTTGCCGACACGGCCCCAGATATGATGTCATTTGTGATCCCGTTTTGGGTTAGGAACTCGGATACCGATTGAATAGCGTGCTTGAAAGGAACAAAAACCAAAACCTTATTAGTACTTTCCCTAATAGCCTCAAGCAGCACGCCCAGGCGATTCTTAGCATCAAACGAGACCACATCGCCAGTATCGGAATACACCACGCCCATAGACAACTGAAGGAGCTTGTTCATTAGAGTGGCGGCGTTTACAGCGGTTATTGTCTCGTCAGCCGCATGGATTAGCATCTGAGATCTGATCTTTTCGTAGTACATATCCTGCTGTTTGGTCAAGGGGACTAGCCTTGTTGTGTACGTAATCTCGGGTAGATCCAGGCATTGATCTTTGGTAAACCTGATGGCTGGGTGTAATGCCCTGTAAACGATGTCTACCGCGTTTACTCTTGGTATCCATACAAACCTAGATAGCTGAACCATAACCTGATCTTTCCAGCCGGTCTTGAACTTGGGTACTCGCTCTGGGCAAACAAGTTTGGCTAATCCAAAGGCATCCTCAGGGGACTGTGCTGCTGGAGTACCGGTCAACATCCACAGCCAGACATGATCAAAGAGTAGGTTGTTGAGGCATTTCCACCTACGGGTTGAGGTGTTTTTGTAGGCGTTAGCTTCATCCACGATGATCAAATCAAACCGAGCCTGCTGAAGGTCTTTTAGTACGACCTCCACACCATCGTAGTTGATGATCACGAACTCAGCGTCACCATCAAGTATCTCCTTGCGTTTCTCAGGCTTACCGTGCGCGATGGCAACCTTTCGGTGCATAGCGAACCCAAAAAGATCTTGTTGCCAAGCCGACTGCATGATGGACAAGGGGCAGATAACCAGGGCGCGTTTTATGACGCCCATCTTCATAAGATAGTCAGCCGCCCAGATGCAAGATGCGGTCTTGCCGGTGCCTTGCTCGTTAAAACAAAAGGCTCGTTTGTGCAGAGTTAGGAACGATGCCGTCTCAATCTGGTGGCTCATAGGTTTGTTAAACCCAGGCCAGTTGTAGTTTTTCTTTATGGTGGACGGTACGTTCTTAATACGTAACCGAGCTAGATGTTGTGCTTCCTCTAACCCCCACTTGACCAGCACTTGAGAAGCACCGTCTTCGGACTTTACAAGTTTGCTGTTTGGGATCGTTGCTAGAACGGGGTCGGGGTTTTTTAGCTTTAGCAGTAAAGCTTTGTTCTCAATTATTTCCATTGGCTCTCAGCACGGGCTACCGGCCCGAGTCGGTTTAGGGTTTACTTCTTTTCGCGCTTACTAACTTCAGACACAAGTTTGCTGCTTGAGTTCCGTCTAAATGACCTGTTGGTGCTTGAGGGTTCTATCCGCACACCGTGGCTGTTCTTACCACCTTTACTCAGTGCACGTTTATGGGCGATGTCTTTGCCTTCTCGGGCATCAGCTTTGCCGTTCCCGTTAGCATCTTTACCCTCTTTATCCACTTTGCGTCTAGCCCGTTGGCGCTCCATCCGAAAGCCATGTTCATCACGAGCTTTCTGTTGCTGGTACTCTTTTTTGTACGGTCTAGGCTTGTTAACGTACGGCATGTTGCTCTCCTAAACGTGTTTACCGTTGTGAACACAGCTTACTACTGGACAATACTGGCGGCAAGTGAAATTGGGTTTTGCGTTCCACACACCCTCTTGATACGTTTTAACCAGCCACTGATATCGCTCTGTCCACTCCCGCATAATCCCAATTATGTCCCCACGGACGTATTTACGCTTAATAAAATCCTCACAGACCAAGAAAAGTAGCCCTGCCTTTATGGTCTGGACTTGCGGGAAGTGAGCAAAGGTGCATAGGGCCATCAAATCCAACTGCTTTGTGTCTGCGTACTTGCTGGACTTTCCGGTCTTGTAGTCAATGATCTTTGCTTCCTCACCATCAACGATGATCAGGTCGGCAATACCTCTCAGCCAAACTTTCGGGTCAAAAAATCCACACGGCTCACCAAGCTCCGTCAGCCCCATCCTAAATTCACAGTGCTTCTCCCCTGGCATATCGTTGAGTAGCTGCAAGGGTTCTGCAAACTCCTTAAACTGCGGGGGGATAGGAGTGCCATCTTTAATGAAGTTTTCTGCTGCCGTATGGACTAACTCGCCATACAGAATTGCTTCAGACTGCGGCTCGACCGTATCCTTTACCACCTTTATGTGGTAATACTTTTTAGGACACTGCTCAAACAGTCCGATTGCACTGTACGACCAAGCTGGTTTCACTGATTTATGTGGCTCTTAGTGACGTTTAAAAGCAACTTAGCGTTTACCATTAGTTCTTCTACTAGCGGTTTAGCTTCCTCATACGCCCCTAAGCTCATCAAATTATGCGACTCATGCAGAAGCCGCTTTATCTCAAGATAGTATGGAGCATAATCAAGTTTAACATTTTCCATAGCTTTTTCCAACTCCTGATTCACAATTAACGGGAAGCCGCCAAGCCCAGTTTGGCACCCATCTCATGCACTCCTCAACGTAGGCACGGGCTTGTTCTACTTCCTCATCTTTTACAGCAACCATGATGGCATCATGCACCGTCAGCACGACTCGGTAACGCTTAGATATTCTAATCATCTGCTCGCCGACTATGTTTCTGGCAAGTGCCTGGATGACGTTCTCAACTACTTTCCCCCCGTAAATGTGGATGTCTTTTTCTCTTCGGGAATCGTAGGTGTAGACATCTCTAGATCCTCCGTTGGGCAGTCCCTCTTGAGTACAGCGTAGGTTGTTATAAATTAGTTTGAGTTTGCTGGGCAGCTCGAACCCACCTTTAATTACTTTGACTACACCCCGCCTACCAAAATCCGCATAGCTACCGGAAAGCATAGCCCCCAAAGCTTCGTTGCCCTGGTTCCATAACTCCCGTATCCGTGGGTTGTACGCCCGATAAACTCTGATAATTCTTTCAGCCTCATCTTCAGAGATGTTGACTCCCTGCAGACCAAGCATGAGGTGAAACTTCTTGTGCCCCATGCCGTATCCGGCACCGAGCACCACGGTCTTTCCAAAAAATCTTTCCTCTTTAGTGACCTCGTCCTCGTTTTTGTTGTAGATCTTCGCCGCCGTGATCTTGTAAACATCCTCTCCGTCATCAAATGCGGTAACCAAGTCCTCCTCCTGAGCCATCCACGCCAGCGTTCGCGCTTCGATCTGTGAAGAATCACAGTCAATAAACGTATATCCTTCCGGTGCCACAAGTGCTTCTTTTATCGCTGTACTCCCCCGCGACGGTAGGTTCTGAAGGTTCACTTTATCCGCACCGCCCCATCTACCCGTGTGTGCGGCGTAGTACTTAAGAGGTACGGGCAAACTCCCACGTTTGCCTATGTCTATAAATCTCTGGGTGCGCGTTTCTTCAATCGTAGTTTTAACTCCCAGACGAGCCGCCACAAGGTTCTGCACGTCCTCATTCTCATGCTCAAGCAACGCTCTGAACGTGCTGTCTGTCTTGGCAAAAGCCCACGCTTTTTTGTTTGTTCTAATAGATATCTTTGTAGGCGGCCTTACTCCCAAAGTCATCAAAGCTTGTGCAAACTTATCATTGGACATGATGACTTCTTTGTCCGTCTCTGCGGATACAAGAAGTTTTGCCTTTTTATCCTGCATCTCTTGCAAATAATTCTCAAGCCTATCTACATCTATCTCTATTACCGGCTCGGTAAACATCCGAATCGTAAGGTCAATCAGCTTTAACTCCTTGACCGGAAACCCATCGCTTAAAACCTTGAAGAGGCTGTACGTCAGTGCCACGTCGTTCTTACAGTACTCTCCGTACTGTGCAAGATCTGCCGCCGTGAACATGAACCGCGCTTTACCTAGAGCGTTGACCACCTCGGTACCTTTTACACCAAGCCCGTACCTCTCAGCCAATACTTTTAGACTGCCACCAGCATCCACACCGTGAATCGGACGAGCCATCGACAGCGTGTCAAGCCAAGCTTTAGGCCTGATATCGAAGTGCCAGTTCAGTATGGCCCCGTCAAATATGGCGTTGTGCGCTAGGGCAAAGGAATCCTCCCAACTGTACTGATCTAAAAACTTCTTAATCTCTGCGTGACTACCACTGAACCACTCAGGCTCTCCATCATCGACTTGCACTGCAACCCCGATGACTTCAAATCTTGGGTCTCTTATGTACTCTTCTGTGGTTTGGGTTTTAAAGCCAAGGTCTTTACCGTAGTAGGTCTCAAAGTCAATGGTTAGTATTTTCATTACTCTCTTATGTCCCATTCCATAAAGGTTTGCCCCTTGTGTTGATAGATACACAGATCACCTACCGTATCTGGGGTGTAATCTCTTTCTTCGTCTGTTTTACTGCTTTCACAAAGTTCACATAAAAAAGAAATGCGTAGACCGTACCGTCTGGGGCTGGGGTTTAGCGTAAGACTGTTGGTAATAGTTTCAGTCTGGGTGTGGTCAAAACCGTTGATTGTGACCCTCGTCTGGTCAGCGTCTTCTGACCTAAAAAATGTTTGCACCTCTCCTTGATGGAGGTAGTTGCCGCCACACTTCGGGCAAAGCAAAATTTCATCTTCTTGAATAGCTATCTTAGCTCCGATCATTTTCAAACTCTCCTATAAGCTTGTTAAGATACCACTGCGCTTTTTTAAGATCTTCCAGGGCATCACCCTTGTATCCTGTGCGGCTTAGATACTTGATAGCGGTTAGCCGCAGATGTCCTCTGAACTCTTCTGGTGTGGACTTGGCCTTCATGTAGTCAATGGTTTCGATGCCACCGACTTTGTAATGGGGTGGATGGTTGACCGAATCTGAGATCAAATGGAATGGCGCGGTGGGGTACTTAGTCATTGTCATCGTCTTCTTTTTCCTCTTGTTCGTTGTTTGGCTCTTCCATAAAGTTACCCCTGAAGCGGTTTCGTACATATAGTTTGTGATTGAACTTAAACATTCGCTTGCGGCGACC